GTTTAATACTAATATAATTCTGTTTTGTACTTTCTTTTCTCGTATACTTAAATCTATAGTGTCAAATGTGCTTTCGTCAATTAGTTCTTCTGCTTCGTCAAGCACCCAACAAGATATACCTTGTAAACTCTTTAAACTTGCGGTTTGGTTACCTGCAGACGTTTTTATACCTCTAAATAGTATGTCGCTACCATTTGCTAAGTTTACTACTTCTGACTTGTTTATATCAAATATATTCTCAAAACCTAGTAAACTGATCTTTTCTAAAAATTCAGGTATTATTGATAAGTGTGCAGAAACCATAGTGTAACGTGTAAACAATACCCTTATGTTTTTTGACATAGTCAGTAAGGTAAGAAATACTGTTACTGCAAAAGACTTACCTGAACCACGTCCACCTGTTATAATATAATACCTACTGTCTGACTCAAATAGTTTTTGATATTTATTGTTCAGTTCCACTATCTACAAAATTTATCAACGGTAGGTGTAAGCTATCGTCATTTGTAGTTACGTCTACTCTTTGTTGTGGTTTACCGTAAAAGTATTCAAAGTATAATTTAACTGACCATTGTTCTTTTTTTTCTAAACTTTCTTTTAATGCTTTTAGTGCTAAGTCATTTAAAGGTGTTAGTTTTTCTATTAACTTTTGTTCTTCAGCTTTTGAAGGTCTACCGCCTTTGTTACCTTTTGTACCTTTATTGTTTTTTCTTCCGTCCATATAATTAGTTTAAATTAGTTAACTGATTCTTTTATATAATAGAAACTACTTAAATTCATTTGGTGGCATTAATATTACACCTAAGTCATTTTGTGCCCAAATACGTACTTCTTCACAAAATAAAGTAAAATCTTCTGTTGTTAAATTGCTTGTACGATCAGGTATGAACATATTTTTTAAATGTTCATGCATTTCGTATTTATGATACCCTGTGTGCTCGCATAAAGGTTTAACTATACATTTCCAATAGTATTTATTTTGTTGATGTGTTCTTGTCATATAGTTCTAAACGTTCTAATTCAAATCGTAGGTGTTCACGTGCTTTTTCTATACACTCTTTTGATGTTTCGTGTTTTCTGTTTGCTCTTAATAGATAACTTACTGCCGTACCTATGTTATAGTTGAGTTCGTAGTCTTCTATTATTTTTCGTGCTTCGTAGCCGTGTATTTTTCCTATATAATAATTAGGTATTTTTTTTGTCATTTTTTCTTTCTCTATACAACGCACCTGTTATTGTTTTGTGCTTAGGTTCTACTTTGTCTGTCCTTTCTGCAAGTTTCTCGTTTTCTTCTTTTGTTATTAATAATTCAATAATAGCTACACCAACTATTAATAAAAAAGCAATTCCTATAATAAGTAAAAAAAATATTAACATTGTTCTAATTTATTTAATAATTGATGTACTGTATAAATCCTGTCGTCACCTTTATAGTTTTCATATATACATTTAAACTCTTCTTCTTCGCCTTTTCGCCATGTCCACAAACTACGCACATTGTTTTTAATATGACTTCTTAAAACCCACTTAATTGTTTTGTATGTTTTCATACTAAAGAATATTTACTAAATGATACAGGTTCGTTATATCTGTTTTTAGAGCTAACAAATTCACTTCTTATGTTATACCCTTCGTCTTTAAGTTCGCATATTCTTGAAGTTAGTCGCATTATACCATACTCTTTCATAGCTTCTAATGCAGTTATACTGCCTTTATCGTTAAGGTGTCTTATTATTCTGTCTTTTTGTGTTAGTGTTTTCATTTTAATATTGATTTGATTTTGTAAACTATTATAGATATTACAGGCACATATATAAATAAATGAAATATATTAGGGTGTGCTTCGCCACATATTCCAAATAAATGTCTTAAAAACTCCATTATAGTTTTTCGTAAAGTGATTTTATTCCTTTCCACATATTGTGTAAACACGAACCACAATTAGTTGTGGGTTTATATTTGGTTTTATATATAGTGTTATACAATTCAACAAATCTTTTTTTCGTTTCAACGTCAGGTGCTTGTCCGTCTTTGATCTTTTCCCATACACATAGTATTTCTTGTTTTAAGTGCATAGGTGAATTTTCATCATATTCTCGTTGTTCTGTTTTATAAGGAAACATCTTGTTTAGTTTCTCTTGTCTTTCGTCACACCCACAATCGTCTTTACCTACTGCTTTAGCTATTTTTTTTGCTAGCTTGTCTATTTTAGTAGCTGAAGTAATTTTTTTTATTGTGTCACCTAAACCTTTGCTTTTTTTAGTCATTGAATATATATTTTAATTCTTTTCTTACTTTGTCTATTGTAGTGTATAAACTGTTTCTACTTATGCCTGTCTTTTCTGCTAGACTATCTAACGTGTTGTTTTCGTAGTAATATAATTTAAATATTTCACGATCATACCAATACATATTATCTAGTTCTGTGTCAATATGTTCTAACTTTATATAATTTTTAGGTGCTTCTATTGCAGGTATGTTTTCTAATTTTTCATTTAAATTGTTTGTTATATTACAATTATCGTCTAGTCTAGTATAATACTTTTTGAATTTATAAAAATATTGACTTCTAGGGCTATTAAAACTTCTTCTTAATGCTACTGCACCATATCGTAAAATACCTTGTTTACCGTCTTTTTCATATATATTTTTAAGTGTGTCTTTATTCATTTGTAAGAAGTATAACATAAGTTCTTGTACTACTTCGTTTATTTCGTTTTCGTCTATTGTAAATGTGTAAGACATTTTTATAAAGTGTTTTCTACATTCACCTACTATTTTATATATTTTATTCATTACGTGGTTTTATGTCACCTAATTTATTTACTACTTCTTGTAATATTTCTGATAGCAACATTTGATACGTTCTTATTTGTGTTAAGTTTCTTTTGTTTTCTATACCTGCAAAAAAACCATTTGTCATTGTCGTTACATTGATTGGTATAATTAAAAGAAAGTCTGACCAATTTCCTGTGTGTGCTGCTATTTTATATTCGTTGTGATATTCAATAATTTGTTCAAGAACATCTAAAAAATTATTAAATTTATTTTTACTTGAACATTGTTCAGCAAAACTACATACGGTATCTAAATACTTTTCAATTATTATTTCGTGTTCTTTATTTACGTATATAGGTTTCACGTTTGTAATTTAATTTTATTTTTTAATCTAAACCTTTTTCTTTTTTTAAGTTTTTAACAAGCGTTTTGTAATAAGTAATGTTTTCTTTGTATTCTACTCTAGTAATTTTAACTGTGCTTTTACTTAAAAATTCTAAGTCTTGTGCCGTGCCTAAACCGTATTCTTTATTTAATTTTATACCAAATAACCATTGTTCGCCCTGACTAAATATATTACACTTAGCACATTGGACTTGACAGTTTTGCTCATTAAATCGTGTAGGTAAAAATTTACGTGATTGAAAATGTCCACATTGTAGTTTTTTGTAGTGATCTACCTTACCACAAGTATAGCATTGTGCTAGTCCTGTGTCGGTTGCTTTACGCAGTCTTATATATAAAGAAAACCATTTATCTAATTCTTTTTTAAGTTTACTTATTGTTTTCACTATATTTTTTTTTGAAATACTTTTCAAGATATTTTATTATTTCGTCAAGTGTTATTATCTGACATCTAAAATCATTTAACTTTTCTTTTA